CCGCCGCCGTGCGGCAGCGGCTTGTGCAGTTCGTGCAGAACGTGTCCCGGCAGACGGCGCAGACGGTGCAAAACTTGTCCAACACGACGGCGATTGCAGCGCCATACCGCAGGGCGGTTGACCGGGGCGTATTGGCGGTAAGCACAGGGCTGATGGATTACCAAACAGCTACACGGGAGATCGTGAAGGAAATCGGGTATAACGGCTTGCAGGTGCAGTATGCAAGCGGCTATCACAGGCGGCTGGATACCGCCGTGCGGCAGAACGTGGTTGACGGCGTAAAGCAGATCACTCAGCACGGCGCAAATGCCATTGGCGAGGCGCTGGAATACCGTGAGGTGGAAATATCCGCGCACATGCACAGCGCCCCCGACCACGAACCCGTTCAGGGACGCATTTTCCCCAAAGCCGAGTTTGACAGGATGCAAGCCGGACTTTCCTGCACCGACATCGACGGCAACGTTTACGCGGGCTTTAAGCGCCCTATCGCTGAGTGGAACTGCGGGCATTTTGCCCTGCCATTCGACTCCCGGTATGCCAAACCCCGCTACGACCCTGCGCAGCTCCACGAATGGGCGGAGAAGAACAATGCGGGGTGCGACATCGACGGCAAGCATTACACCACCTATCAGGCACAGCAGCTTATGCGCAAGATGGAAACGCGGGTGCGGCGGTATAAGGACACGGCAAATGCCGCCCGCATTGCCGGGGACGATACCCTGCGGCGCGAGTGCCAAATGCGCATCAACGCAGTCGCCGCAAAGTATGAACAGGTTGCGAAGCTGTCCGGTCTGCCCATGCGCAAACAGCGTATGAGCGTGGAAGGATTCAAAATGGTAAAGGTTTAAGGAGGATTGCGTATGAGTACCTACGACTTCATGGTTGCCGCGAAGAAAGCGGTTTGTAACTGGATTGCAAATCGCTATTCGGTAGAAAGCCGGACGTTCGCTATCGACTGGACGGACGTTTTCATCGTGTGGCAGTGCAAGACTTTGCAGAATCACAAGGCGATTCTTGCCGCGCCTACCCCGGACCAGTATCTCTTTGAAGCAACGTACAATGGCGACAAGGAGCAGATGTACCTTGATGTCTATGACAAGATCGGGAACGTCTGCATCAATAGTGTCAATATGGAGGTGTGACAATGGCAAAAGCGATGATTAGTCAGCCTATGGCGGGGAAAACCGAAAAGGAGATCGTCGAAACCCGCAAAAGCGCGATCACTTTTCTCAAGGAGCGCGGATACGACATCGTGAACACCCTGTTCACCGATGACTGGTACAGCGACAAAGCGATGCAGGAACGCGGAGTTGTGCAGATTCCGCTTTGCTTCCTCGCCAAATCTCTTGAGAATATGAGCAAGTGCCATGTCGCCTACTTCTGCAAGGGGTGGCAGACTGCCCGCGGATGCCGTATTGAGCACGAAGCAGCGAAAGCATACGGCATCGCAATCATCTACGAGGAATAATTCTCAAGCCCAAATTTCAAAGCTGTTAAATGTCCGCCTGTATCCGGTGGGCTTTTAATATATCACCCTACCATGCCGGGACATAACTGCATGGGCGCCGCGCCCGCGGAGTGGCCGCGGATATATAAGCCAAATCTACGGCGGCAGGAGGTAACACATGGAATTTCTCAAGGCTCTTTTCTCCAATGGTCCCTTGACTTTCGAGCAGTTTGAAGCTGCTGTCAAGGAACAGAAAATGAACATCGTCAATCTTGCGGACGGCGGGTACATCTCCAAAAGCAAGTACGACGACACGGTGAACGGCCTCAAGGGGCAGGTAACGGAATTGCAGGGGCAAATCACCTCCCGCGACGGCGATCTGACCTCCCTTCGTGAGCAGCTTACGGCGGCGCAGGCTGACGCGAGCAAGCTCAGCGCCGTTCAGCAGTCCCTCGCTGACCTCCAGACCAAGTACAACACCGATAAGACCGACTACGAAAACAAGCTGACGCGCCAAGCCTACGAGTACATGGTGCGCGAGCGCGCAAACAGCTTGCAGTTTTCGTCTGCTTCGGCAAAAAAGGCGTTCTTGCAGGAGGCTATCGGCAAGGACTTCAAGGTAGACGGTGAAAGTCTGCTGGGCTACGAGGATTTCGTAACCAAGTATAAGGCGGATGACCCCGGCGCGTTTGCGGCGGAGAAAGAGCCGGAAGGAGCACCAAAGGGAAAGCCGACTGTGGTACTGCCCAGCGGCGGCAAGCCCGCTCCCGGCAAAAAGTATTCCCTGTCGGAGCTCATGATGCGACACAACGAAAACCCCGACGCGCCGATTGCCTTTGATGAGTGACCGGCGCAAACCTGAACGAAGAAAGGAAGATGAATCATGGCTGGCAAGTTTAACGCCAAGTTTTTCAACGGTGAAGTATTCCAGAAATACATCGACCGCATCCCCAACCCCCGCAAGACGGAACTGCTCAAGTCCCGCGCTATCCGCGGTCGCCCTGAGCTGGCCTCCTCTATGCGCGACGAAGTAGGCGGCAACTACATCAGCACGCCCCTCAAGGGTCTGATTTCCGGCTCTGTCCCCATGAACTACGACGGCAACACCGACATCACCCCCTCCAGCACGGAGACCTTTATGCAGTCCCGTGTGGTCGTCGGTCGCGCCAATGCGTGGGCGGAGCTGGATTTCAGCTACGACATTACGGGTGGCGAGGACTTCATGGAGAACGTCGCTGAGCAAATCAACGACTACTGGAACGAAATCGATCAGGATACCCTCGTTGCTATCCTCAAGGGCGTGTTCAGCATGACCGACACGCAGGGCAAGAAGTTCGTGAAGACCCATACGCACGACGTGACCGCCCTGCTGAATGCGGACGGCAAGACCGGCGTCATGGATGCTACGACCATGAACACCGCCATCCAGCGGGCCTCCGGCGACCAGAAGGGCAAGTTTACGCTTGTGCTGATGCACAGCGTTGTGGCTACCAATCTGGAGAACCTGAAACTGCTGACCTACCTCAAGTACAACGATGCGGACGGTATGCAGCGCGACATCGGCCTTGCGACGCTGAACGGTCGTCTGGTGCTGGTGGATGACTCCATGCCCGTTGAGCACGGCTACGATGCCGCCACCGCCAGCACTACGGGTGCGGTCAAGGTGGTTGCTTCCGATGCGACCACTGGCCAGATCAACCTTGCGGACGTGAAGAAGGGCGATTTCTACCCTGCCAACGTTGCGGCGGACGCCTATGTGGTCGAGGCCACCCACTACATTTCCTATGTACTGGGTGACGGTGCTATCGAGTATACCGACTGCGGTGCTAAGACCCCCTATGAAATGGACCGCAACCCTGCTGTCAAGGGCGGTCAGGATCTGCTGTACAGCCGTCAGCGCAAGTGCTGGGCGCCCTACGGTATTTCCTTCACCAAGGCCTCTATGGCTTCTGCTTCCCCCACGGACGCGGAGCTGGCGAAGGGCGCGAACTGGGAGCTGGTATCCTCTGCGGGTACTACCAAGACGTACATCGACCCCAAGACCATTCCCATTGCCCGCATTATCTCCCTCGGCTAATCGCCGCAGGGATGAAAGGAGGGCGGTCTGAATGGCGCACGCGCAATACCTGACGTATGACGAGTACAAGGCATACGGTGGCGCACTTGCGCCCGCCGCCTATCCTCCGATGGAGCTGAAAAGCCGCAAACGCATAGACTACCTGACCGACTCCCGCGTACAGAACATGCAGACTGTACCGGATGCGGTCAAGCTCTGTGCGTTTGCGCTAATTGCTCTGGAGGAAGCTGTGGGCGTGGAAGCGCAAGCCACCAATCCCGCCGTCACCTCTTTTAACACGGACGGCTATTCAGAATCCTACGGCAATACTCTGAACGCTGATGAAGCGCGTCGGCAAATGAACAAGCTGGTAGGCGAGTATCTGTACGGCGAACGGGATGACGACGGCGTACCACTTTTGTATCGCGGGGTGAGAGGATGAAGCTGTGCAATGATACGATTACCGTTTTCAACGCAAAGCTCGATCAAACCCTCGATGCGACGGTGTACGTCCCGACCGTGATTCACGGCGTATCGTGGTACGGCGGCGAAAAGTCCACGGTAGACGCGAACGGTCTGAAAGCCGCAAGCCAATACACTATTCGCATACCACTGAAAGCTGATGCCGGGGGCAAAAGCTACGTTGACCCGGTGTACTGGCGCAATTCTGCGGACGTGGCGGGGCTATATACCCTGAATGAGGGCGACCTGATGGTAAAGGGAGCGTACACGGACATGCTGACGCTACCCGCACAAATCAAAGCACTGCACGGTGTAACGATTCTCGCGGTCACGGATAATCGACGGGCACCCAACGCCCCGCATTGGAAGGTGGTGGGGACTTGAGTGTGACCATTAAAGCGGCCTTTCAATGGAACGGCGACGGCGACCTTCTGCGCGCCAAAAACCTTGAAACGGGTGGGCGGGTGCAGACTGCTATCGACAATGCGGTCATTTCCTACTGTATGCCGTACTGCCCGTGGGAAACAGGCACACTGGCGCGAAGTCCGTTTGCGGCTTCTCCTCCGGGCGGAGGACAGGTCATATATGCAACGCCGTATGCCAGATACC